CAGACTCAAGATGCAGCCACAGCGCCAGCTTCTGTTCAGTATACGTCAGCAGCGCGTAACATCTTCTGTAACATTACCAACACTGTTGATGCTACAACGGCTGGATCGTTTACGTTCGTTATTGAATACGTTCAAGTCGCGTAGTTAATTTGACGGGGGCGTTACTGCCCCTTTCTTTACGGGAGAAGTTTATGGGTATGTCCGATGTAATTGCGGTAACCATTACCGCAGATACGCTTGCGGCTGATCCGAATGGTATTTCGGTTTCTGCTCAAGTAGCAAATAATGCGGCGTTAGTAATCGGTGGCGCATTGGCAAGTGGCGGTTCTGTCACGTTAAGCAACGCAAGAAAAATAACCATTACCTCTGGCGGCGATGACGACGGAATATCGTTTACGGTGGTCGGAACCGACATTAATGGTGTCGCGCAAACTGAATCAATAACCGGAGCGGATAGTGGCGCAGCCACAAGCTCAAAGTTTTTTCTATCTATTGCAAGCATTACAGCCGTTGGCGATCCTGCGGGTACGATCATCGCAGGCATAAGTGGCGATTCGTCAGACATTATTTTTGCCGGTAGATCTAGGTTAAAGGGCGTGTATTTAACAAGCACTGCAACTGCTGGGACGGTGGATTTTTTGAACGCATCAACGGCGGGTACGAGCCTGTTTAAGATAAGTTCTGTTGCCTCTGCTACAGCGACAAGAGACGTAGTTATTCCAGACGAAGGCGTTTTGTTTAACGAAGGGATTTACATCCAGTATACCGTCTCTACTTTTTTAACCTTAACGGTCTTTCATGCGTAGCTATTATAAGGAGTCGCCTTGTGCGACTTTTAAAGAAGGCGGTAGCACCGCTGCTTGGACACGTAAAGAAGGTAAGAGTAAATCTGGTGGGCTTAATCAGAAAGGTGTGGATAGTTACAAGAAGGCAAACCCCGGAAGTAAACTAAAAACGGCTGTAACTACTAAGCCCAGCAAACTTAAAAAAGGCTCTAAAGCGGCAAAACGCCGTAAATCTTTTTGTGCTCGTATGAAGGGCATGAAGAAAAACAACACAAGCTCTAAGACGGCAAATGATCCAAACAGCCGAATAAACAAGAGCTTACGGAAATGGAACTGCTAAATGGCGTATTTACAAAGTAACATCCCGCATTTTAAGTGCTGGGTGCGAAAGGAATACACACACAACCATGAGAAGTATCATGGTGAATTTATTCACGCAATGGCTATCGCAGTAACTACGATGCCTACAAGATGTTTAAGCTTCCAAGTAATATTTACTGGGGCCGAGACATACGATGATGACGAAGAACAGAACGTACATGGTGGAGCAATGTGGGCAAGAATGCCTATAACAGCTTTAGTAGCGGATACTCCGTTTGATGAATGGCCCGAACCAATGCCAGTATGGGCCGCACAGCCTTGGGACTGTTCGTCTAGGGATCACGCGGTGTACGTACTTGATAGGGCTACACCATGTCCTTGGATGGCTAAGATAGACGGGGAGATGTACCCCGCTAAGTATATGTTCACAGTGGACTATACAGACAATGAGATTGCAGATGACCCTGCACAGCACAAGCAGAGTCACGTTATGGAATTATTGAACGCTGGCCCATATACAGGGAACATCGTTGCATTACCGAACAATCGAGTAAGGGTAAGTCACCCAGCTTGGTTTGAGATGGGAGAAGGTGCTCCAGACTTTAAACCGTCTCAGCACATACATTATAGCAAGTCCGATTTGGATTACACATTGGACGTTAATCAAGTATTTGATAATTTATACGCGGAGTAAATATCATGGGATTTTTTGACTTTGGAAGAAAAAAGAAAGACAAGCAAGTAAAAACAGCTAGTCGTCGTGGTAGTGGTGCAGGACGTACTCGTGGAACTCGTGCGGATGATCTTGCTGATGCAAGGGATAAAAGAAAGCCACGAGGCGTAACGTCTCCAGTAAGAAACGCTGCAAAGGTTGAAAGGCCACCTACAAGTAGGGCTAAACCAACTGGAACAGACAAGCAAAACATTACTAATGATGTGACTAACCCAGCTATTAATCCTACAGTTAAAAAACCTACAGTAGGCAAGACCGCACTCACTAAAATGCCACAAGTTACAGGTTTAGATGGGCGTAATGTTAAAAGTGACGGGCCATCAGGTAAGCGAAAGCGTGCAAACGTAACGCGAGAGCAGATGGAGAAAGTTGGATTAGATCCAAATAAAAAGTCAGCACTTACTAAGTACCTTAATAAGTTTGACAAGTTAGGCAGACGACCTAAGAAATCAGATTTCAGCACTTTACTTAGCCCTGTACCTGTTGTTTCTGAAACTAAAAACAGAATAAAAGAAAAACTTAACCCTATGTCTGAACGTGAAAGTAAATTTAAAGGTGGTGGCGGTGTTATGAAGTCCAAGATGGGCACCAAAGGTGGTGCTATGGGCGGTGCTAAAGGCTATAGCGAAGGCAAGGAAGTCAAAGCTGATAAGGCCGCTAAAGCAAAAGCTACTGCGAAGAAAGCTGCTAGTACACGTACTCGTCTAATGCCCGGACCTATTACCCGCAAAGCACCTAAAATAAAAGGTATGACTAAAAACATGCGCCCTACTAGTACCTTCAGCGAAGGTAAAAGTGTGAAAAGCCCGCTTAAAGACATGACTGGTGATGGCAAGGTTACACAGAAAGACGTACTTAAAGCTCGTGGAGTGCCCGGATTTAGGGCTGGTGGTACTATGAAGACTAAAGGTATGTCTAAAGGTGGCGCTATGAAGACCAAAGGTATGTCCAAAGGCGGTATGATGAAGCCTAAAGGTATGTCCAAAGGCGGTATGATGAAGCCTAAAGGTATGTCCAAAGGTGGCGCTATGAAGACTAAAGGCTACTCTAAAGGCGGCGCTATGAAGACTAAGGGCTTCAGTGTTGGTGGTAAGGTCAGAGGCGCAGGTATTGCCCAACGGGGTGTACGTAAGGCTAAAATCTTTTAATGAGAAGCTACTATAAGTCAGGCGGGAAAATATGTCCTTCAGGTAAAGCGTGGGCTAAACGTACCTTCGATACATACCCGTCTGCTTATGCGAATATGGCAGCATCTAAGTACTGCAAAGACCCTAACTACGCTAAAGGTAGTAAGAAGAAAAAGAAGAAGTAATGGGTGATTTAAAAAAATGGCGGGATCAAAACTGGGTTCGTATCGGCACTGACGGTAAGATTAAAGGGCCGTGTGGTACGTCAAAGAATAAAAAGAACCCGGATCGTTGTTTACCTTCAGCTAAAGCTAGGTCTTTAAGTCAGTCTGCACGCGCTACTACGGCACGTAAGAAGAAAAAAGCTGGCGCACGAGGGCAGCAGGTAGTAAGTAATACCAAGGCCGCTAAAGTTAAGAATGCTAGAGAAGGCGGTCAAATACGAACAAACCACAGAGGTTGTGGCGCAGTTATGAACAACCGCAGAAAAAAGACGTTGTACGTATAGGAATAAAAAATGGCTACATCTGGAACAACAGCATTTGACATGGACTTTACGGAGATCGCTGAAGAAGCGTGGGAACGTGCAGGTCGTGAGCTACGTTCTGGATATGATTTACGTACTGCCAGACGGTCTATGAACCTAATGACTATTGAGTGGCAGAACCGTGGTATTAATTTGTGGACAATTGACGAAGGCGTAGTACCGTTGGTCAAAGGCACTTCTGAGTACACACTTCCCGCCGATACTATTGACTTACTAGAACAAGTTATACGTACCAATAGTGGTGTAGAAGCTACGCAACAAGATCTTACTATTAACCGTATTAGTGTAAGTACGTACGCCTCTATACCAAACAAGTTAACACAAGGCAGGCCGATTCAAGTGTGGATCGAGCGTCTTCGTGATGCCCCTACAATTAACGTATGGCCTGTACCTGACAGTGGCGATTATATATTTAAGTACTTTCGTATGCGGCGTATACAAGACGCGGGTAGCGGTGTAGAAACTGCGGATATGAACTTTAGGTTCTTACCGTGTTTAGTAGCTGGGCTGGCTTACTACATATCTATGAAAACGCCAGACCTTATGGCGCGAGTACCTATGCTAAAAGAAATTTATGAAGAGCAGTTTATGTTAGCGGCTGGGGAAGATAGAGATAAGACCGCTGCGCGTTTTGTGCCTCGGATTAGTTATGTCTAATAGGTTTGCATCTACTAAAAGAGCTATTGCTGAATGTGACATATGTGGGTTTCAGTATAAGTTACGAGAACTCAAAGGCTTAATTGTAAAAGGCAAGGATACAAATTTAAAAGCATGTAGAGAGTGTTGGAATCCTGACCACCCGCAATTGAAACTGGGTGAGTTTCCGGTTAACGACCCGCAAGCTGTACGTAATCCTAGACCAGACCGTAGTTTGACGCTATCTGGCCCTAACAGCAGTAGGCAGATACAATGGGGTTGGAACCCTGTAGGCGCAGGCAATGATCCATTTGGGCTGACACCTAATGATTTAGTTGCTGTAGGCGGGGTAGGAACAGTTACAATAGCAATTACAGAGTAGAATTTATGAAAAACACTAGCAAAATTAAAGAAGTAAAGAATGCACCTAAGACTGATATGAAAGGTGTTAAGACTACCGGCATCAAAGTACGTGGTACTGGCGCTGCTACTAAAGGACTTATGGCTCGTGGGCCTATGGCGTAGATATGAACTACACTGAGTTAACTACTAATATTGAAGACATTTGTGAAACATCGTTCACAAGTGACCAGCTTGCCTTGTTTGTACAACAGACCGAGCAGAAAATTCATAACACTGTACAGCTACCTGCACTACGCAAAAACGTAACAGGTACTATGACTCAAAGTATTACATACCTAACTATACCAAGTGATTTTTTATATGTGTATAGCCTTGCGGTTGTAGACTCTAGCGGAAACTACCACTTCCTGTTAAACAAAGACGTTAACTTTGTTCGTGAAGCGTACCCTAGTGCGTCTTCTACTGGATTACCTAAACACTATGCTGTGTTTAACAATGTCTCGTTTCTTCTTGGCCCTATGCCTGACAGTAGCTATACCACAGAACTGCACTACGGCTACTATCCAGAGTCTATTGTTACGGCTGGCACTTCTTGGCTAGGTACTGAATTTGATTCTGCGCTACTTAATGGTTCTTTAGTTGAAGCCATACGATTTATGAAAGGTGAGCCTGATCTAGTTGCGATGTATGACAAAATGTTTGGGACTTCTATGGCTTTATTAAAACTCTTAGCTGACGGTAAACTACGTTCTGACACGTACCGCTCTGGTCAACCTAGAATGGCAGTACAATAGAACATGTTTTTTGAAGCCCCAAAACTAGAAGTAGGTAACGTCTTAGTAACAACTACCGACAACAAAGGGCATGACCCTGAGTTCTGGGCGCAGACTATATCTAACAGGATTGTAAGCATAGGCGGTAATTGTCATCCCGCTATTGCTCAACAAGCTGAAGAGTTTAAAGAGTCAGTTAGAGCGACGGCACTGCACTATATTAAAGAAGCAATTAAGAGCGATAGGACTACACTTATTGCTGAATTTGAACGTCAAGGCCATAGGAATATGGC